CATGATTAACACTTCTTGCCGCCGTGCCGATACGGGCGGCTTTTGTTGTATTCGTGCTTTACCTCCAGCACGTTTTCAATGTCAATTCCGGCATACGCGCAATAATCAAGAACGCGAATAATCACGTCGGCAAGCTCCGCCGCGATCCCTTCGGGCTTTTTGCTCTGCGCGGAACAACGGGCGTTCGGATTTTCCGGATCGTAAGGGCGGCTTCCGCAATGCGCGCTTCCGTCCTCTTCACAACAAACGCCGCCAGCGTTGCAGGGGAAATAAAGAAGCGGTTTCCCGTCGCGGTATTCCTCCAGCGCTTCGGATACCTCCGAATGAATAAGCGCCACGATCTCCGGAAACGTTCTTTCGCCTTCCCACCAGCCGTGGTCAACGGCGTTCTTGTGAACCTCTGCCGCGAACTCGTTAATTGTCATTGTCCTTTGCCCTCTCTTTCAATTCTTTTTCGGCGTTGCCGTCAGCTTCCGCCGCGCGGCAATCGCATTTTTCGCCGCTGTCAAGATGTGCGCCGCAATGCGGGCATTCCTTATAAGGTGTTGCCATGTCTTTCTCCTTCCTAATAATCAGCCGCCGGAAGCCGTCGGCGCATAGCGTCAAGCCGTGTTCCTTCACGTACTCCCGCCGCCGTGCGGCTTCTGCCGCTTCCCAGCCGCAAGAAGCGCATTCCGAAGGCTTGCATTTCTGCGCCTTCTCCGGATCAATGCCCAGCAAGCACTTCAAGGGCGGCTTTTCCTGTCTGTTACTCATTTTTCACCCGCTTTCCGCACGAAGGGCAATAATTGAGCGGGTAGCCCTTGCCGTCCTTCATGTAATCCGTTGTCCGTCCGCATTTACGCCCGTTTACTACTGCGTAGGAAACAAGCGCGGCGGATAAAGCCATTCCGAACCCTGCGGGCTTGCTGTGGTGTTCTTCGATGAACCGTTGAAGCGCGATCGCTTCGCAAAACGGGCATTTCTTTTTATCGCTCATTCCTTCACCCGCTCCCCGTTATAGATAACTACCATTGACGGGAAGGGCGCGGGATCGGCGGCGTTCCCGTCGTCGTCCGTGAACCGTAACCGCCCGCGCACGAAGCGGATTTCCGCTTTCCCGTAAATGTAATCGTGAAAATATGCCGTGTCCGTCCGCGCTGGGATAAGTAAAACAATCGGATACCCCCCCCGCGCTTCCTCGAAAGCCTTTTGAACCCACTTGCCGATCTCGCGTCCGTAAGGCGGATTGCAGAATACCGCGCCGCCGCGATCCCAGCTTTGCGAAAGCCCGTCCGTTTCCGGTGTGTAATACAAAGAGCATTTCGCCGTCTTGTCGGTCGCCGCCGGATCAAGCACGAAGCCGAATTCGGCGTTCAGCTTGTCGAAGAAGTCTTGCGGCGTACACCAGCACATATTTTTAGAGGATAGAAGCGCCGCGTTCATTCGTCCGCCACCTCGCTTTCCTCGACAACCTCGCCCGTGTTCGGATCGACGTTCAAGGAACATTGTTCCGGTTCGGTGAATGTGAAGCGGTCGCGGGCTTCGCGTTCCCTGCGTTCCTTCTCGGAAAGGGAAAATTCGCATTCCCGCGTTAAGTCCTGCAAGCTCTCCACGAACTGCTGGTTGATAACGTCATATGGCATAATCACCGCTTGAAGCAGAAAGCCCGCCTTCGCGACGATGTAGGGCGCTCCCTCCGCCGTGCGGCGTTCGTAAAGCTCCAGCACGTCCAGCACGTCAGCAACGGGCGAAAGATAGCGGCTTTCGATGAATACCAGCCCGCGCGTTGTGCGGATCGGCTTCAAGGTTCGTCCGGAATAGATGATCGAAATTCCTTCCCGCTCGACGTGTCTTTCCGTTTCGTCTGTGTCCTCGAAGCTGATACCCGCCGGAACGCCCAGCGTTTTCACGAAGTAATTGTCGCGGTCTTTCTCCGGAACGTCGAAGATTGTCAAAAGGCTTTCTTTGTCAAGCTGGGGAAGCCCGACAACCGGATAAACCGCCGATCCGTCGCCGATGTACTGCGTTAATATGTCGCCGTCGTCGCTGTACCGCTCGAAGATTGCAATATTCTTGTTCTTCTTGCAGATAGCGGCGATACTTTTAATCTTCATCTTCGCACCCCCACTTGATAGCCTGTCCGCATTGCCCGCAAAAAACGTTTTCGTTTTCGTCTGCGTTGTGCAGATATTCGCCGCTCCCGCAATTCGGGCAAGCAAGAACGCCTTTGTCCCCGTCCGGATACGGTGAAGCGGGAATGTTGAGCGCGTCCGCGTCGTGCCGTTCCGCATTGTCCGAAATGTCAACGCGGGGAACGCGGATCGCCAGCGCGATTTGGCAACCGCAAATCGGGCAATCAACCGCCGAAAAGCGCGTCGGCGCTTTCGTCAGCATATCCGCCATAGAACGCGGTTCTTCCGCCGTGTAGATGTTTTCCCGCTCCGGTGTGAAGCGATAGCCGCAAACGCGGCATTCTGTCTTTTTCTTGCTGAACATAATTGAATAGCTCCTTTCGTGTGATTTAATATTTACCGTAGACGCGGACGGCGGTTTTCCCGCCATGCGTCGCCGCCGATACGATAGCCGAAGGCATAAAGGAAACGCGCAAGAAGTCCCGCGCGGCGCGCTTCGCAAGCCGCCATGTAATCAACTTCGCGTTCGGCTCTTCCGCCGCCGTGTCGTCGATCGGATATTCGCAAATAAGCACGGTGTTTCCGAACGGGCGGCGCGCCGGACGTTCCTTCATAAACTCTTTGTTTCCTTCCTTGCACTTGATAATTTCAAGCGCCTTCGGGAACTGCCAGCCGCTTTTGTTGTCCTTCATTGTGTGTCCCTCCCTTAATCTGTGTACGGGCTTTCAAGCGTCCAGCCGAACCAATCCGTACTTTTCCATTCCATTGTGAAGTGATTGCGCCGCCCGTCGCCCGTGAAGAAGCAGTATTCCGCCGGAAGCACCCGCCCGACGTTTTCTTCGCCGTCCCGCTCCGCGCGGTATCGTGTCAGCACGTCCGCCGCAAGAAGGGCGAATTCCTCTTTCACGGGATATTCGGGATCGTAGCCGCTGAACTGATAGGGCGCTTCGATAACCTCCAGCACCGTGTCGGGGAAGCGCGGATCGTCAACGCGGTTCAGAACGCACCATACAACCGCCGCTTGCTCCGTCGTAGAAGGAACGATCCCCGCTTCGCCGTAGATCAGCTTTGCAAGGGCTTCAACCTCCGCCGCGTTCGGCACATATCCCGCCACCGTCCCGCTCGAAGGAAGAAGAACGGCGGTCGGCTGGTGTACCTCTTCAAGCGTTCCGGCGGTCGTATCCTTCGGCTTGTCCGCCGCATCGCTCCCGCTCCACGGCATAAGCGCCGCAAGAAGGGCGGCGACGGTCAGCAACGCAACCGTAAGGGCGACGCGACGGCGAAGCATTGCCCGCCGCCGTCGTTGTGCCTGTATCCGCCGGGGCTTGTGTGCGCTGGCTGTCTGCTCGACTATGTAACCGCAAGGCACTTCGCAAATAAACTTCCCGTCCGCGTCTTGCAGGACGGCAAGCGCCCCGCGCGCCCGATCCGCCGTCATTGTTCCACCTCCGCCGCCGGAAGGGAAAGCCACCATTCCGGATTGTTCCGGAACTGCTCATTCGCGCAAGCGTCGCAATTCTCCGCCGTGCAGGAAGAGCAATAACGCTTCTGAAAAGCCGCGTCCCACGGCGCTTCAATGCAAGGAAGGGAACGAAGGAAGCCCGCCAGCGTGGGCTTGTCCTTCGTGATAGCGTCAAATACCGAAGTGAACTGCCGAACGTTCAAAACTTCGTCGCCGATAATGCACCCGTTCGCGATCCGCTCTTTGATGAACTCAACGCACGGCATTTCCTCCGAAACGCGAAGATCATTGAACCGCGCTTCCGCTTCCTCGAAGCTGTCGAAGGTAACGGCGTTTGCGACGGACGCTTCGCCGTCGTATTCCCATAAACGGATTTTGTATCGTGTTGTACTCATTCCGAATAGCTCCTTTCCCGCGTTACTCTTCAATGCCGATATAAAGCACGTTTTCATCGGCGCGAAGCTCCGTGATCTTGCAATATGCGTATTTGTTCATTTCGTCGTGTGCGAAGTGCTTATACAAGCCCCTGTAAATGTCCCGCTTCTGATAGCCGCATTCCCGAACGTAGATATACACGTTCGTAAATCCGCTTATTACGTAGCCGATCGTTTGAAGTGCCACGTTGTTTGCGATCCTCTTCATCTTCATATTGAATAGCTCCTTTCGTATTTCAGCAATTCGCGCCGCGTCGGTTTCCTCTGCGTCGGAAATTCTCTTGCACCGTCGCTTGTGCAAGATCGGCGCTGTACTTCGGGCGGGCGTAGCCGTCAAACTCTCCCGTATAGCCGCGCTTCAACTCTTCGTAGATAGCGGCGGCGCTCCTTTTCAGACGGGCGGCAATGTCAACAACGCGTTCACCCTCTGCATACATTCTTTCGATCTCGCGGCGCTGTTCCAGCGTCAAATAACTGTATCCGTTCAATGTTTTAACCTCCTTCCGCCTGCCTTCGGATAAAAAAATAATGCAGGAAAAACCGTAACGGTTTCTTCTGCATTTAATGATACTCTCAACATCCGCAAAAGTCAAGAGTAAAAGCAGAAAAAACTAAAATATTTTTTCAGAAGGCTTCAAGCGGCTTCGGCGACGTATCTTTCAAAGAGCGATCCGGACGTTTCAAAGCCTAAAATCTCGCGCGGGTAATTGTTGATCCACGTTTCGACGCGCTGAATATATGCGGCGGTTACTTTCCGGAAGTCTGTTCCTTTCGGCAAGAACCGCCGTATCATTTTGTTTATGTTCTCATTCGTGCCGCGTTCGTATGCGCTGTACGGGTGGCAATAGTAAACCTTCGTGCGCTTCCGGTCTTTGCCGTAGACGGATTTTTCAATTCCGGCGCAATCCATAAATTCCGATCCGTTGTCAAACGTAATGCTTTTGAATATCTGTGAAAACTTCTTCCCGAAGCGGCGTTCTAATTTGTTCAGCGCCGCCACGACGCTGGCGGCGGTCTGATCCGGCATTTTGATAATAATTTCGTTCCGCGTCAAGCGCTCCGAAAGAACGAACAAGGTTTCCTTCGTCCGCTTCTTCCCGCATACGCAATCGCCTTCCCAATGTCCGAAGGTCTGCCGATCGTTGATTTCCTGCGGGCGTTCTTCTATGCTTTCGCCCTGCGGCGCGCGGGCGGCTTTCTTCCGCTCCACCTTGTCATACTTCCGCTTCCGCTCCCCGTGTTCCGGCAAGCTCTCGCGGCTGATCCCGTAGAATATACCCTTGTCGATGTAATTATAGATCGTCTTTTCGCTGATCTCCGTTTTGAAGGTCAGCCCCAGCCGCTTGATTTCTCCGACGACGGCGGCGGGGGAATAGCCTTCTTCGCCGATCTTCTTTTCGATGAAGGCGGATAATTCGTAATCGTTGCCGATCTTCAATTCGCCGCCTTTGGCTTTTAGGTTCTCTTCATAGCGCTGTTGCGCGATCTCCGGCGAATAGCGTTCTTCGGTCGTCAAGTCGGAATTCAAATGCGTATAGCGTCCGCGCTTCAACTCCCTGTATATCGTTGTATTGTGGACGTGCAGACGGTCGGCAATCGCGCAAGGCTTCAAGCCCTCTTTCAAGCCTTTTTCGATTTTTAGGCGGTCTGTCCAAGTCAAGTGTTTGTGCATTCTTCCTTCCTCCAGCTTCCGAATATGACAAAAGGGCGGCATTTCTGCCGCCCTTCGCCCTCTCTGATTATCTGCTTGTGATATGCAATTCGCTTTTAAGCGCCGCTTGCAGGACGGCGGAAAAATTCACGCCAGCCCGCTCCGCTTCAAAGTTAAGCCATGAAGGAATGGTGCAATTCTTCTTCACGACGCGCATATCGTTCTTTCTGCGGTACTCCGCGAAATCAACGTCAACCAGCGAAACGATCGCGCCGGACGGCGCTTCGGCTTGTGCGTTTGCAATGCTCGACGCTTCCGGCAACGCTTCGCCGTCGTCCTGCATATCAATTCCCATAAGCCCGATTGCGTCCCGCGCCATTTCGATCGCGTCCGGAATGTCCTTGCCCTGTGTATTGATATTGAAATCGGGGACGAATACCACGACGAACTCTTTTCCCTGCGTCATAACGATGGGATATGCGTTTTTCATTCTGAATACCTCCTTGAAACTGTGCTATATATTATCGCCAAGGGCGGCGGGCTTATTTCAGCCCGCGCCGCTTGATGATTGCTTTTGCTAACTCTTCGTCGGTTTCTCTGTGCCTTACGACGCTTTCCCTTTGACCGTCCTTCACGTATATGTCGTGGTTCGCGCCGTGCCGCTTGAACTTCCAGCCGTTTCGTTCTAAAAGCTCGATAAGGTCTTTTGTTTTCATCTGCTGTCCTCCTTACATTTACTATTATACGCCTTCAATGCGTATATGTCAATAGGTTTTGAGAAAAAATTATACGTATTTTATGCGCCTGTAAAAGAAAAGCGGCGACGGGATCCCCCCGCCGCCGTTATTCGTCTATACCTAAAAGCCAATTTACCGAAACGCCCAGCACTTCCGCAAATATCTTCAATTCAAAGTCGGATACGAAGCGCGTACCGATTTCAATTCGGCTTATGCTGTCCCGCTCCATGTTGATCCCTTTCAACTGTATTTGTGCGGCTAAATCCTCTTGCCGTAGCCGCCGGACGACGCGCGCTTCGCGCAATCGGTCGCCGCAAATGTTCTTTTTGCCGTTGTAATCATATATCTTCATTGCCGCCGCGTTCCCTCTTCATTCTGATTATTTGCAAACGGTGTGTAAATATTCCGCTTTATTCTTGATTTTAGCGCATGACGGGCGTATAATTGTGTTAAAGGTCAGAATGGGCGAATTCTGCCTTGAAAATTTACATTTAAGAAGGGGGATTTGCTCTAATGTTCGTCAGCTTTACAAAAACATTGAAGAAGATGTCCGGTTTCCGGCTGGGCTTCGGTGTGCGTGTGAATAAGCGAAACGCGCCGTTGTGGTGCTTCGCTATGCTCTTCGCCGGAATGTTCTATTTGATGTGGTATATGATTATCGGCGCGGGCTGGTGTCTGTACTTCTTCTTGTGGGCGTTTTACAAGATTTATTACTATCTATTCAAGGGAATTGCGGTCGGCTGTAAGAAGCTGTATCAACTCATTAAAGGGAAAACCGCCGCGCCGTCGAAAGCGTCGGTCGAACCGCCGAAGGAATGAACCAAACAAAAAAATCCCCCGTGCAAGGCTCGAAAGCCCGCACGGGGGATTGTTCTTTATGCGGCGGAAGGCTGAAAGGGGAAGTGCGATCCGCCGCGCGGTCAATTACTCTTTGTTGCTGTCGGTATCCGCCGGAATGCCGGAAATAGTGAAGTAGTCCGGAAGATTAAAGACGGCGGCTTCGATCAGTTTATCCAGCGTTTCCGCGTCGATCTTGAAGCCCTTGCTATTCAGAAATTCAACAACGTATGCTTTCTTCTCTGCGCCCCTGCCGCTTCCGGTGTAAAGCTGTTCGGCGGCTTCGACGGCAACCGTTACCCACATTTTGATTTTCTCAAACTGTGCGGCGGTCGTCTTGCTTCTGATCCACGGGATCACGAAGGCGGTAATAATAGCCGCGATAAGAGCGATCACGGCGTTTGCAATGCTGGTAAGATCAATAGTCATTGTTTGTATCCTCGCTTTCTGTTATGTCGATTTTTTCTTTTTTCTTGATCCTGCCGACGATTACTTCGGCAAGACGCTTCATCATCATTACGCCGCATTCAATCACGACGGCGCGGAAATACCATTCGATCAGAACGGTTTGTTCCTGCCGCGTGACAAGGAATGAAACGTACTGCGCGACGATGAAAGCCGCCGTTGTAATCGCGATCACAATAACGGCTTTCGTTGCGAAGCGTTCGTCAGCCTTGAAGAAGCGGCGCTTCGCCACCCGCTTCCCGCTCGAAGATTTGATTTTCATTGCGTCCCCCTTTCACATAGCGCAATTAACGCACGGCGCGCGTTGTGTAACGCATACCGTGCGTTGTGCGTGTGTTAAACAAGCGTTAGATCATCGACGTTCACCGCCGCGACAACCGTTCCGCCGTAGGTAATCACGGCGCGCTTTCCGGAAAGCTCTTTGACGATGTGATCGCGGGAATAGACGAAGGAAGCAAGGCTTCCGCCGGAATAGGTTTTCGCGCCCGCTTTCACGCGCACTTTGCTTCCCGTTGTGATCTTCCGCGCCGATGTCCCGCCGGACGTGCCGGAATAGGTAATGAAAGCGTCGTCGTGTCCCGCCTTCTTCAACTTCTCCAGCATAGCTTCCGCGTTCTTCTTGACGCTGAACGCGCCCACTTGCACCTTGTAATACTTGCCGATCTGCACGATATAGGTATCGAAGCCTTCCTTTTTCAGCTTCGCCGCGAACGCCGTTGCGTTGTCCTTCTTCTCAAACGCGCCAAGCTGGACGCGGTAAAGGCTCTTCGCGTCGCCCTGCGGCTTCTGCTCCGGCTTCTGATCCTCTGCCGGAACGCCCAGCCGCCTGTTTACCTCCGCCGCGATCTCGCCGTGTCGGTTATACAGATAATCGCCGGGGCAAGACTTGTTCGCGTAATCCCTGTGAACGGTCATATTGCACCCGTTCTTGTGGTTTACGCGGTCGTCCTTGCTTGTACTCCATACCAGCTTTTTGATCCCGTTCCGGCGGCAAATATCTTCGACAAGATCAAGAAGCGCCGCGTATGCTTTATCATTCACGGCGTATGGGTGCTTTGTGTCGCTTGCAACCTCGATCGTGATTGCGCGGTTATCGTTCGCCGCCGAAGAACTGCACCACGAACGATCGGCTTCATCGACGTAAAGCCCGATCCGCCCGTCGTAGCCGATCCCGTAGTTTGAACTTGCCTGTCGCGAAGTCGGCTTGAAGATTTCGCCGATCCTCTCGGCGGAACATTGCCCGACGACGCAATGAATTGTGATCGTGTCGATCTTGTGATTTCGTGGGCTGTTCTTGTTCGGTGAAATCAGCGTACACGAAATAAGTTTGCTATTGCTCATTGCTGAACCCTCCTTTGCAATGAAGAAGCGGCGGGGAAGCCCCCGCCGCCGCTGGGGTTACTCTGCTTGATCCATTCGTTTTTCGATGTGGTCAAGCCGCTTGTGTGCCTGTTTCGCCGACGCTTCAACGTCGGTCAAGCGCGTTACGAACTCCGTATTCGTCTTTCGCTGTTCCTTCTGCTCCGCCTTGATTTCGTCCGTGTTCGCCTTGATGTATCCGATCTCGGTTAAAACTGTCGCGTCGTGCTTCACATTGCTTTCCTTGTCCTTGTCCCTGTTACGAACAAAAGCGATATAGCCGAACACGATAGCGCATACGGTAGAAAAGACGGAAAGAACCGTTGTGAAAGTGTCCATCGTTGATCCTCCTTCCTGCCGTTATGTTATCTCTTCCCACTTCGTCGAATTGACGCGTGGGGAATAGACGGAAGATTTGAAGTGCTGGGCGACGCATACCCACTTCTTCCCGTTGTGCGTTACCTTTGTTCCCTCCGTGATTACTTCGCCGTCCGGAAGGTCAGCCCATGCGCCGATCTGCTCTTCGGTCGGTGTGCGCGTCCATTTGTCCGGATTTGAAGCAGGGGATTTTCCACGGCTGTAATGCGTCGCCGTGTAGCTCACGCCGTCAAGCGTTACCACGTCGCCCGTGATATAGCTTTTCTTCTCGTTCCACTCTTCGCCTTGCTCCGGAAGGGAAACAAGGTTATTGCGGATACTCGAAATAATGCTTTCTTCGGTTTCGGCGCGGGCGGCTTCAACCTCCGCCATGATCGAAGCGCGCAAGGCTTCAAGCTCTGCCGCGCCGATCTGCTTTTCGCTCCTCTTGTGTGTTACGCTCATTCAAAATTCCCCCCGATCCCCGATACCCAGCAAGCGGTCAGCGCGTCGCCGCGCTGGACGGTTACGCGGATATTCATTCCGTACTGCGCCGCCGTGTTGATCTTATTTGTGAAAACGTGTGCAACGCCTTGAACAACCGCGTTCGTGCAATCCTCCCAAACGGGGGAAGCGTCAAACGGATTGTTCGTCGCTTCAACCTTGAACGTGCCACCCGCCGGAATATCTCGCGTTACCTTGATATTCGCGCGTGTCGGCTGGCTGTTGGCTTCCAGCGGCGCTGAAAGCGTGATAACGAAGCCCGCAATCGACTTCGTGAACGTCAGCGTCCGGACGGCGCTATTCCCCGCGCTGTCGGTCGCCGTAATTGTGATCGTGTGCTTGGCGTTCGTAAGCGCCGTGAAGGTATTTCCGGAAACGGAAAGCGTCTGCGTCGCGCCCAGCGTGATCGCGTTCTTCGTCGCGATTGTCTTTCCGTCGATCTTTTCAACAACGTTCACCGTGTCGCCGTCCGGATCGGTTACGCTGTATTGATAGGTGAAATCGGCGCGCTTGATCCCAAGATCGGCATTACTGCCGGAAATCACGGGCGGCTGGTTATGGATTACGGCAATATCTCCGCTTGTGGTGTACGCGGAATAATTGCCGTAGCTGTCCTTTGCGCGGACGCGGTATTTTAACGTGTTCCACGCGGTCGATACCGCTTCCGTGAACGTCCTGCTTGCGGACGCTTGAACCTGTGTCCACGCGCCGCTGTTGTATGAGCGCTCGAAACAATAGGTCAGCGCGTCGCCGTCCGGATCGGTCGCCGCCGCGCAAGAAATGTTGATATTCTGCCCGCTGTAACACGTTGCTGGCGCGGTAATGCTGGGTGGCGCGGAA